AGTTAACAACGGCGACATCAAGCAAATCGACTGCACGAACAACTACAAGATAACCAACCAAGGCATCACCAAGCTGAACACGTTGCAGGACTTGAAGCCTGTTACGATTTACGGCGTGGCGGAGCAGCGCACCATCAAGCACAACAGCATGCGTGACCGCCCTGACTACGACGGCACAGAATTAGACCAGACCTGTATGCGCCCCGGCGCGTACGACTTCCTGAAATACCCCAGCCTTATCCAAGGCGTACGCTACTACCGCAAGGACGCACCACAATGACTGATGAAGAACGTGAACTAGACTTTCTTGTAGCCGCACTGCAAGAGGAGATTAACGACCTCAAAGAGGGCTTGGCCTTTGTGACCGATGAGAACCTACGCATGCGCCAGCACCTCATGCGCATACAGGCCGTGGCCACACTGGCGCTGGACATACCAACAGTCGAGAAGGCACGCGGCCTTAAAGACTTAGAACCCGGACAGGAGAAGCAATGAGCACAGCGCTAGATACACAAGTTGGTGGCGGGCACTACAAAGACCTGAAGATTCAGCCTGTGCAGTACATTCACGCTAACAACATACCGTACCTAGAAGGCAACGTCATCAAGTACATCACCCGCTGGCGCAACAAGAACGGTGTAGCAGACCTTGAGAAAGCAAGGCACTACATTGACCTGCTGCTTCAGCTTGAAGGGCACGGCCCACAAGGGTAAACTTACGTGGCTAGGCTTCATAGAAAGCGACTGCGCAACCGCCTTGTAGATGCGACCGCAGACGTTGCCCGTAGTGCCTAGCTAGTTGTTTTAGCTACGGGCGTCCTTTCAACCGCGAGCCGAGGGGGCGCGGAATCTACATTCCCCCCTCACTTATTTACTTGTTTCAGGAATCACCATGGATATACTCACACTCGACTTCGAGACGTTCTATAGCAAGGACTTCTCGTTGAGCAAGATACAGACTGATGCGTACATACTCGACCCGCAGTTCGAGATTATTGGCGTGTCTGTCATGCGTAACGACGACCCCCCACAGTGGTTCAGTGGCCCAGAGATTGAGACCATCGGCTGGCTGCACGTCAACTACGACTGGGAGAACAGTGCAGTGCGTTGCCACAACACACTGTTCGATGGGTTCATACTCGCGCAGCGTTGCGGCATCAAGCCCAAGCTGTGGATGGACACACTCGCACAAGCACGCATGCTGATGCCTTGGCTGCCGTCACACTCACTGGCCAACATCGCCAAGTACTTCAACTTGCCCGCCAAGGGTACTGCAGTGCTAAACGCGCTGGGCCTTCGTAGAGAGAACTTCAGCGCCGGGGCGTTGGCTGAGTACGCAGCATACTGCGACCACGACACATGGCTATGTAACGAGATAGGCAAGCGCCTCGACCCAGACACACCCGCGCTTGAGATGAAGCTGATCGACATGACCATACGCATGTTCACAGAGCCATCTCTTGTCGGTGATGTTGTGGAGATGGAGCGCCTGTACAAAGACGAGGTGCAGCGCAAGGAGACCCTGCTGATAGCAGCAGAGACCAACCGCGACATCATCATGTCCAACGACAAGTTCGCCGCCGCGCTAGAGGAACTGGGCGTCGAGCCGCCGCGCAAAGTAAGCAAGACGACAGGCAAGGAGACGTATGCGTTCGCCAAGAGTGATAAGAATTTCACCGACCTGCTAGACCACGAGTTGCCAGAGGTGCAGTGCTTGGTGGCTGCACGCGTTGGTGTAAAGACTACCATCGCAGAGACACGTGCTCTGAGATTCTTGGACGCATCGAAGCGTGGGCCACTACCTGTCTACTTGAACTTCTGGGGTGCCAAGACAACTGGGCGTTACTCTGGTGGCAATCAAGTGAACTGGCAGAACCTGCCCGCACGTGGCCCATCTGCTGGACTGCGCAAAGCGTTGCGCGCGCCGGAAGGCCACACTGTGCTGGTGGGTGACTCGTCCAACATCGAGCTGCGCGTGGTGATGGCTGTCGCCGGACACTTCGATGTGCTGGAGCAGTTGCGCCAAGGCGTTGACCTGTACTGTGCGTTCGCATCTAAGTTGTTCAACCGCACGATAACCAAGGCAGACAAGCCAGAGCGAGAGCTGGGCAAGGCAGCTATGTTGTCACTGCAGTATGGCGCTGGCGCTGCACGCTTCTGTGAGATGGTGCGCGTTGCGGCTCGTACCAACAAGAACCTTACTGTTATTACCGAACACCGTGCTCAGGAAATTGTGGACCTGTACCGCTCGACGTACCACAAGGTTGTGGCGCTGTGGAAGCACTGTGGCTACGTTGTCCTGCCCGCGATTGCCAACGGCACTGACCTGACGCCTGTGGATGTCAATGGCTGGTGTGTAACACAGCGCGGCGGCTTTGGTCGCTTGGGTGAGCCCGGTGTTGTGTACCACGACCTACGCAACGATGCTGGTGACTGGACGTACTTGATGGGACGTGCACGTGCCCGCATCCACGGCCCGAAGCTGGTAGAAAATTTATGCCAACACCTTGCGATGAAGATCGTTATGTGGCAAACTGCACGCATCAACCAGCGCTACCCAGTTGCACTGTCGGTGCATGACGAAGCTGTCTGTGTTGTAAAGAATGAATTACTTGATGAAGCCCGTACCTACATGGAAGAGTGTTTGGCGATGGCACCTAAGTGGTGTCGTGACGTCTTGCCTGTTGCGTGTGAGACTGGCGTAGGAGTTAGCTATGGCGATGCAAAGTGAAACTGTTGTCCTGTACGACAACGAGATACCCGTGTGGCTGGACATCTCTGCCGTAAAGAAGGCAGGCGAGCAATCCACCATGTTGTCAGTACGACTGCACTGCCGAGACGCAGATGTGCAAGCGGTGTACATACCTGTAGACGTGCTGCTCCAACCGGGCAGGTCTGAGCGCATAGCGCTGAGTAAGCGTGATGTGCTTGAGATGATTCAAAGCAACGTAACCCAACAACTGGCCATCATAGCCTTGGAAGATAAATAATGAGCAAGCCAATGCCGCTGTCATACAGCAGACTATCCACGTTCGAGAACTGCCCTGCCAGCTTCGACTACCTTTATGTGTCCAAGCGCGTACAGTCCACGACCAACGAAGCTGCTGACTACGGCGACCGCGTGCACAAGGTGCTAGAAGCCTATGGCCGTGGCGAGTTAGACCAGTCTACGCTCGGTGTTGAAGGTAAGCAGACGCTAGCTAAGTGGGGCGGCCTTGTCGACAAGATGCTGGCGCGCAACGGTGAGAAGTTGTTCGAGTTTCAGATGGCTGTTAACGCAGACCTGCAGCCCGTTGACTGGTTCGCCAAAGACGTGTGGATTCGCTCCATTGCTGACGTGCTGATTATTGACGGCGACACTGCCTACTGCTTGGACTACAAGACTGGCAAGGTGCGAGAGAGCCCAACGCAGCTGCAGTTGTTTGCTGCCATGGTGATGTGGCACTACCCGCAGGTGAACACTGTGAAGACATCGTTCATCTGGCTTAAGTTCGATGAGACGACCAACGCTAAGTACGAGCGCCGCTTCCTAGACCCACTGTGGAACGCGCTCAAGCCACGCCTGACACACGTGCAAGACACGATAGACCTAGGCGTATTTAAAACCAAGCCATCGGGCCTGTGCCCATGGTGTGCGGCAAAAGACATTTGCCCTGATGCAAGACTGAAAGGTAGAAAATGAAGAACGAAGGCGACGTAAAGAAGATAGTCAAAGATGTACTTAAGAACTCTCCAGTATGTTGGTGGTTTATGCCTCCTGCTAATGGCTACGGCAGGTCTGGTATTCCTGACTTTGTTGGTTGTGTTAACGGCAATATGTTCGCAGTTGAGACTAAGTTTGGGCGCGGCACTACAACGGCTAACCAAGAGCGCGAAATCCAAGCGCTGATGCAAGCTGGTGCGCAGGTGTGGATTGTGCGAGAGACATCAGTCGATGACTGGATAACGCAGTTCAAGGGGTGGGCGGCACTATGCTCGTAGTCCCTGAGAAACGCCGCATCGTAATCAGCAGTACTGAGAACGAGGCTGTAGCGCAGTTCATACCACACGCCAAGAAGTTCACACACGATGGCCAAGAGATGGTGGCCCTGAAGTACGGCGTAGAAGAGGCGATGGTGTTGCGTAACTTGGGCTTCGATGTGCCAGCACCTGTCCTGCAGTATTACAACTGGCCAGCTAGGTTTACGCCGATGGACCACCAGAAAGAAACCGCTGCGTTTCTTTCAACACACAAGCGCGCCCTGTGCCTAAACGCACCGGGTACTGGCAAGTCCATCAGCTCTATCTGGGCTGCGGACTTCCTGCTTGATGAGGGTGTGGCTAAGAAGGTGCTGATTGTGGCTCCGCTGTCTACGCTGAAGGTTGTGTGGGCACGGGAACTTCGCCAGCACTTGTCGCACCGCTCGTTCGTTATCTGTACAGGTACAAAGGAGAAGAGGCTACAGGCGTTGGAGACACCCGGTGTGCAGTACGTCATCATCAACCATGACGGCTTCACGAACATGCAGTCGGCACTGAAGGACTTTGACGTTGTTATCTATGACGAGGCTACGGCGCTCAAGTCACCAAGTTCACAGCGGTACAAGATATTCGCCAAGTGGGTTCAGACGCACCAGCCATGGCTGTGGTTGCTGACTGGCACGCCAATATCGCAGACCCCTGCAGACGCGTGGACGTTGGCCAAGCTGGTGGACTCACCATCATGCCCGAAGAGCTTCACCACGTTTAAGGACACGGTGATGCAGAAGGTGTCGCAGTTCAGATGGACGCCGCGCCCTGACGCGTTGGAGACATGCAAGCGGGTGCTGCAGCCGTCGATCAGGTTCTCGCTGGACGAGTGTAAGGATTTGCCACAGACTAACTTCGTGGGCCGCAAGACAGTGTTGACTGCGCAGCAAGCGAAGGCGTTT